GGAGCATAAATGCAAAAACTAGATAAAATAAAAGAAGTTAAGGTTGCAGAGCAGAGTATTGAAGTAGATCCTAGATCTAAAACAACTGCTGACCAAGCTTTTAATTATATTGCAACAGGAAAACCTGAAATGCCAGTTGGCGGTCAGAAAAGAATGTTAGCAGAGAAAAGAAGAAACTCTAAAGCGTACTAATATGTGGTTATCGGCAATAAAATTAGCCGTCTCTGCAGGAAGTAAAATTTACGCTAACAAGCAGAAGACGAAAATGGCAATGTCTGATGCTCAATTGATGCATGCAGAGCGTATGGCCAAAGGTGAGGAACAATACCAGGGAAAATTGCTAGAGGCCCGACAATCAGACTGGAAAGACGAGGCAGTTTTGATAATTCTTAGTTTGCCCGTAGTGGTGCTCGCCTGGGCAGTTATATCGGATGATCCATCTGCAATGGACAAAGTAAAATTATTTTTCGAGATGTTCTCGCAGCTTCCGTCATGGTTTACAAACCTCTGGATACTTGTGGTTGCGAGCATATATGGTATAAAGGGTACACAAATTTTTAGAAACGGAGGAAAAAAATGAAAAGTTTCGTAGGATACATTGCTAATAAAATTGTAAAAGCAACACCTAGAAGTAAAAAGGTTGCTCCAGATATTAAATCTATTAAGCCAACAAAAGATATTAAAGGGAGTGTTAAAAGAGTTAAAAGTAAAGAATATTCAAAAAGAATCGATAAAGTAACAAAATCAAAAGACAAAATAGATACAGGTAAAAAAATGATGCGTGAGGGTCAAAAAGAATTAAAAAAAATGGTTGATACTAAAAGAGCATTTAAATTTAAATATGGAACTACGAGACAAAAGACTTTTCCAATTGAACCTGGAAAAGATCCTAAAAAAGAATTTAAAAATCTTGTAGAAGAAAAATCAACTAAAAAATTTAAAACAGCTAAACAAATGGAAAAAGAGGAGAGAAGAAGAAGAGATAGAGAAGGTTTTATGGGCGGCGGAATGATGGGCCGTAGATTTGGAATGAAATCAGGAACTCCAAAACCAAAAACAAATGTTGAAAAAATTAAAGAAACATTTGGACCTAAAAAAAATTTAAAAAAAATACCAGAGGGTAAAAAAGGTGAAGGCCTAAGAAAATTAAAAGCTGCACGACCAGATGTAACTAGAAAAATGGGCTTTCTAAAACGTGGTGGAAGAGCATAATGGCTGGTAAAGGTTTATATGCAAACATACATGCTAAAAGAAAACGTGGCGGTAAAATGCGTAAGAAAGGTGCTAAAGGTGCACCAACAGCAGCTAACTTTGCAAGAGCAAAACAAACAGCGAGGAAAAGATAATGACTAAACTTTGTCCTAGAGGAAAAGCAGCAGCAAAAAGAAAATTCAAGGTATATCCCAGTGCATACGCGAACGCATATGCTAGC